ATACGGTAGTATTCCGCCCGCCTTATCTTGTTTTTTTTTGATTAAGTTCCGCGAGCCCCTCGTCGATTTCGTCGTCCGCCGGGCTCGTTACCTCTCGACCATAGCCGAGCTCGATAGCCGTCATAATTGCGCGCTTGAGCGTCACGATTTCAAACGGCCTCACCATGAGGAGAAAATCGTCCTTTTCCGGGATAGCGCCCGGGTCGTATCCGAGCCGCCGACGGAGGAGCTCGCCGCGCTCTGCCAGTACCGCCGCGATAGCACACGTCGCCGCGAAGCTCTCGCGGGTATCCTGCTCTATTGCCTCGAGCGCGAGTTGTGTCCCGCCGAAATCGTCCCGGAGTGTAAACATAGCCTCGCCGTCAAATGCGAGGTAATACGTCGCGTCCGCGAGCGTCACTTTTGCCGTTTTCATGCCTTTACCCTCCAATTACCAAAGCGGGAGGCGAGCCGTTCTCGCTCGCCTCCCGTCCGTGCTGATATTAGCCTCCCACTTTGCCGAGCTTGGTATCGCACCACGCGATACACTCGCTTTCCGTCGTGAACTCTTTCGTGATGCGCCATGCGCCAGAGTTGCAACGGAACACGGTAAAGGTCGTCGCGCTCGTGCCGAACGTGATAGAGGAGCCCTTTGTCGCCGCGCTGTCGTTGCCGAGAATAGCCTTGACAAGCGGATGAAACACGCCCTTGAAATAGCGGACTCCGCCGCGAATAATGACCTTGTAATAGCAAAGGCCACCGCGAGGAGCTACGTCTCCGTCGGAGTCCGTGACCTCGCTCGACTGCGTATCCTTGGTCGCGCCGTGAATAGCGGCGTGTACCTCGTCCGTCTTGTCGTCCGTTTCCAGCGCAAGAGAGCCGGAGGCGAACATATCGACCTTTTCGGCGAGCGCGTCGTCGGCGTAGAGCTCGCCGGAGGCGTTCGTAACGGTGAGGTCGGCCTTAACGAGCTTACCCACGGTTACGACTTTCTCGTAGTCGTAGGTCGGGAGCGCATTGTCCGGCGTGGTTTTCGTCGGGGCGAAGATAGGTCGCTTTGCGCCAAACTGTGCCATAATAAAACCTCCTAAAAGTTTTTCGATTTGAGAAAGCTGTCGTACACCCGAGCCGCCGCGTCGGTTGCCGGGTCTGCCGCTTTCTCGTTTGCTGTTTGG